CCCCGGCCATCCTTCCGCCTGCGGCATTGGCTGAAATGTATGGTGGTTGGCATTTTGGAAAGAAGAAGAAGCCAGAACATCGCGCCCCCTTGGAAGTCATGGTTTCCGTGCTGATGCGGGAGCCGGACAGCAAGTTGGAAATGATTAAAGCGTTGCCGAAATCTATCCGGCAACACTTCCCAGACCCGGAATTGGCAGTTTTGCATGAAGTGGTAAGTCGGCTTGAGGCATCGTCAGAGGCGACAAGAGCTAAGATCGTCAGGATGTATGATGCCCAAGTTGAGGATGAAGAAGATGACCTTTGGATGTTAGTCCTACTCTAAAACAGAGGAAACACACATGACAGACGAAACGGTGACATTTGAGAAACAAGTAGAAAGTGCGGCTACTGAGGCTGATTTGCCGGATGTGCCGGTAATGACGGCTGAAGAAGAAGCCATTCCCGCTCCTTTTGTCGAACCCGAATCGGCACCTGTTCCCGCTCCAGTCAAGGCGGCAGAACCCGTTGTCACTCCCCCGCAAACCGTTCCTTTGGCGGTTCATATACGCCAACGGGAGAAAATGGACCGGGAACTCAATGAATTGAGGCAAACGGTCTATCAGGGCAATCAACGGTTACAACAGTTGATGGAGACACTTACTCCCGCTCCTGTTCCTATCGACAGGAATACCGATCCGCTTGGGGCGACGCTCCAGGAAATGGACAGTCTGCGGGGAGATATTCAGCAGACAAAGAAAATACTCGAAACACGACAGCGTGAAGAAACGCAACGGGCACAGATAACCTCATTCCAGAATGCAGTTATCTCGGATGAGGAGGCTTTCACCCAACAGACACATGATTACCCGCAAGCGGTTCAATATGCCAAGGACATGAAATTTCGGGAATATGTTGCTCTTGGGCTGGACGCACAGCAAGCGGCGGGACGAGTACAACAAGATGCCTACGCCCTTGCACAACACGCTTTCCAGCAAGGGGTGAGCCCTTCGGAACTTGCCTATCGCATGGCGGCAGCATTGGGGTATACCCGCAAGCAGGCCGCTGCGGCAATTGATGAAGAATTGGCAGTAGAACCGATTCAAGCAACGCAGGCAGAGCAGGCGGTCAAAATGCGAGCAGCAGGGGCAACCAGGGGGAAAACGACGGGAGGGGCTGCTTCGACAGGAGGGGCGCTTACTTTTGCTGAACTCGCCAATCTGGATAATGATGAATTTGCCAAGATGACTTCTGGAAAGAAGTGGGACAGACTATTCAAGGGTGCATAGTAAGTCCCCTTCCATGCGCTTCGTAGTTTCGGGTCTACGTTAAAAAACCCGCCGATTTATCCACGTTATGGATTCCTCCGGCAAGGCTTGCCGCTCGCGCACCATCCCTGCGCCGAAATCTCCGGGGTGCTCGCTAGTGACCGCGTTACGTCACGACCGATCATCCAACCAAACGGAGATTTCTAATGGCAACTACCAGTTTCCCGACCAACCATCCGTTGGCGGTAAAGCTGTGGAGCAAGAAGCTATTTGTCGATGCTCTCAAGGCAACGTGGTTCGACAAATTCATGGGCGACTCGGCAAGTTCGTTGTGTCAGGTCAAAACAGAGCTTAACAAGGGTGCCGGTGATAAGGTCACTTATGGCCTGCGTATGCAATTGCAGGGCGCGGGCGTTACCGGCGATGGGACGTTGGAGGGCAACGAAGAAGCCCTGACGACCTATTCGGATTCTCTCTTGATCGACCAATTGCGTCATGCAGTACGGTCGTCGGGAAAGATGAGCGAGCAGCGCGTTCCGTTCTCGGTACGCGAAGAAGCCCGTCAAGGTCTGCAAGACTGGTGGAGTGACCGTCTGGATACGGCGATCATGAATCATCTGGCGGGCAATTCGGCTCAAACCGATCTGGCCTATACCGGCAATAACGTGACAGTCATTGCCGATGCCGCGCATCGTCTGTTTCCTTCGCATATGGCGACGGGTAACGAGTCGATCTCCACGATTGACACGCTGGCCCTGACGATGATTGATGCGGCGGTGGAAAAGGCGAAACTGGCCTCCCCGATGATCCGTCCGGTCAAGGTTGCGGGCAATGATTACTACGTCATGTTCATCCACCCGATCAATACCTATGCCCTGCGGACGAGTGCAGCGACTACGGGTAGCTGGTTCGACATCCAGAAGGCGGCGATTACGGGTGGTCAGGTCGAGAGCAATCCGATCTTTACCGGGGCGCTTGGCGTTTACAACGGCGTAGTCCTGCACGAATCGACGCGGATTCCGCTGCTGGTGAACAGTTCCGGCGTGGCGGTTGCCAATTCTCGTACTTGCGTTCTCGCCGGGGCACAGGCGCTTACGTTCTCTTACGGCATGAATTCGTCAGGAGGCGAAATGTCGTGGGTGGAAGAAGTATTCGACTATGGCAACCAGCTTGGCGTTTCAGCGGGTTTGGTGTTCGGAACGAAGAAAAACCGATTCAATGCGGCTGACTTCGGAACCATCGCCATTTCCACCTACGCCGCAGCGCACTAAGAGAGGAATGACATGGCAACCGCAACCATTACTGCCGGTACGCTGACGCAGGCAAGATTGTGTCACGATGGGCTATTCGCCCAGACATTCCATTACCAATACAACGGGGTGTCGCTGTCGGTATCGAACATGGTCATTCTGGGTTGGGTGCAACCCGGCGTGACCGTGATTGATGCCGTGCTCTGGGGCACCGATGGCAACGCCGGAACATCGACGTTCAAAATCGGAACCATCGCCGCCGATACGGCCATTGCATCAGCGACGACCATCGCTGCTGCCGTGACCCGTCCGACGACGTTTGTGCCTGTGGTGCTGACGATTTCCGCCGACGCCGAAGGGACGCTGCGTGTTCCTATCACGATGACGAAATCGGTTGGCACTTCGACTGTAACCGGGTCGATCAACTTGATGCTGATTCTGCAAGCCCCGCCAGCGTAGGAATAGGCGGCTAGTAGTGAATAAGGGGGCGGCTCGTCTAGGGTCGCCCCTTTTCCTAATGGAAGGGGAAAACGAATGGAGCGGTACAAGGAAGTTGTAGACAAGGCGAGACAGGCACACGTCAAAGGTGATCTTGGCGAGGCTATTTCGCTCTACGACAAGTGCTTGGTATTCCAGCCTGACGATGCGTTTCTCATGTTCTGCATTGGAACGGCATTCTCCCAAGCAGGGCAGTTTGGCCTGTCCATTGACTTCCTCAGGCGAGTGACAGAGAAGAAGCCGGAGTTGGCTGATGCGTGGCACAACCTTGGCATTTCCTATCGCACGATGGGCCTGATTGACAAGGCTGTGGCGTGCTACCAGCGGGAACTGAAATGCGGCCTGTCTGGCAAGGATACGGCTATCGTCTATGCCAACTGGTCAGGCTGCTACGTCAACGAGGGTGAGCCGGATAAGGTCATCGAGTTGACTGACATGGGGCTGCGTTTCGATGATAGCAGCGCCCAATTGCTCAACCATCGTGCGCTTGCCATGCTGGAATTGGGCCGATATGAAGAAGGCTTCAAGCTCTACGAACATCGGTATCGCCTGGCGGAATTCACCAACCGAGATTTCAAGTCTGCGCCAAAGTGGGACGGCAAGAAGGTGGGCAAGTTGGCGATCCACGGCGAGCAAGGTATTGGCGACGAGATTCTGTTCCTGACCCAAGTCAAGAAAGTGCTGCCGCTGGTAGATGAACTTGCCATCGAATGCACTCCGCGCTTGTTGGGCTTGCTGAAATACTCAATGAGGCATGAGCCGAAGATCAAGTTCTTTCCGAATCACGAATTGCTTTCGTCTGCTTTTGCGGCTGACGCTTGGTGCGCGATGGGGTCATTACCGCTACTTGTCTGGCCGTGTGTCCATGACGTGTTTCTGGAGCCTTCGCGTGCCTATTTTAGAACGGAGCGGCCACGACTCGGCATATCGTGGCGCGGGGGCACGTTGCGCACACATGAATATCATCGCAATGCTCCCTTCGAGCTTTGGAAGCCATTAGTAGACCGCATCAAGGGTCTTGGCATCGACGTGATCTCACTCCAATATGGTCCGGCAAAGGAAATGGCGGAACGTCTTGCCGTCCCTCACGACGAGGACAACATTCAAGACTTGGATATGTTGGCATCCATGATTAGGTCGTGCGACACGGTGCTGTCGGTATGTAACTCAACAATTCACATGGCGGGGGCGCTCGGGGTTCCCTGCACGGTGCTGGTTCCAAGCAAGCCAGCATGGCGGTACGGCCTGACCGGGGATAAATCCGATTGGTATGAATCGGTCAACTACATCCGGCAAGCAAAAGACGAAGGCTGGGATTATGTTCTAGCTCGGGCAACCAAACACACAGAGGAATGGGCACGTCATGCTAATAACAGAGGAATACCGAAAACTCAACGCGCAACTGCATAAGGATCGACCGGATTATGGTGTCGGTGGGCACAAATATGTCGCGCACATTAAAGAAGTGGCCCGCAAGATCGGGGCACATACGATCCTAGATTACGGGTGCGGAAAGAGGATGCTGGAAAAGGCTCTTGGGTACGCGATCAACAACTATGACCCAGCTATCCCCGGCGTGGATGCGACACCGGAACCTGCCGACTTGGTGGTATGCACAGACGTACTTGAGCACATCGAGCCAGATAATCTTGATGATGTGCTCGACGATCTGAAACGAGTGACGAAAAATACTTTGGTCTTGACTGTGGCAACGCGAACCGCAAAGAAATTCCTGGCAGACGGAAGGAACGCGCATCTTATTGTGCAGCCCGCGAAGTGGTGGTTGCCTAGGATCATGGATCGTTTCGAGCTGATTCAATTCTCCGCCAACCAGGGCGAGTTTCTGTGTTTTGCCGAAGCGCATGGGGTGCGTCAATGACGATTACTGAGCGCATTGACAACATCGTACACGTCAAACCGGAGTACCTGCATGAGCGGATTCCTGCGCCGCCTTCGATCAAGATTGAACTTAACAGTAGGTGCGCGTACAAGTGCCACTTCTGCGTTCGTTCGGTTCGAGAGAACGACAAGATTGATATGGACCGGGGCCTCTTTACGCGGATCATGCAAGAGGCATACGACGCCGGAACGAGGGAAGCGGGTCTGTTCTATATCAACGAACCGTTCTCTGTGTCGTGGTTATCAGAAGCAATTGCGGAATGTCGGGAAATTGGATACCCGTATGTGTTCGTGACGACCAATGGCAGCGTGGCAACCCCATCCAGAGTCGAATCGGCAATGCGGGCCGGGCTAGACAGTCTCAAGTTCAGCTTGAACTTCTACGATGCCCAGCAACTTGCAGACGTTGCCAAGGTCGCGCCGCGCACCTTTGACCGGGTTATCTATCACATCAAGAAGGCATACGAGATTCGTGAGCGTGGCGGCTACAAGACCCGGCTATACGCTTCCAGCATTGCCTTCGATGGCGAGCAGGGCGTGAAGATGCGTAAGGTGGTCGATGAAATCCTGCCCTTTGTCGATGAGCATTATTGGCTCCCGCTGTATGGCATGAGCGGGGCCGCGAAGGCGGCTGGATGGAAGCCGATGCCTGGAAATCCGGGGCGCTTGGACAATATGCGAACGGAGGCATTGCCTTGCTGGGCCGTCTTTTCCGAGGCTCATGTGACGGCAGACGGGATGCTGGCGGCGTGTTGTTTCGGTACTGGTCTGGATGGAGACTTGGCAATGGCTGATCTCAAGTCCACGCCATTCATGGAGGGTTGGAACAGCGTGGCGTTCCGTGAATTGCGTAAGGCGCATTTGGCAAAGGACGTATCCGGCACAGCCTGTGCCGAATGCGCTGCGGCATGAGCCAATATCCTTTCCGCATCTTCATAGGTTATGACCCGCGAGAGGCGGTTGCCTATCATGTCCTCGAACATTCTATCCGTAAGCATTCGAGCATTCCGTTGGCTATCACTCCGCTATCGCGCAATAATCTCCTTCCTGTTTTCACGCGGCCAAAATTAGCCAATGAGTCTACGGAATTCTCGTTCTCGCGCTTCCTTGTGCCGTACTTGTGTGGCTACAAAGGCTTTGCGCTATTCATGGACTGCGATATGTTATTTCGGGCAGATGTTGCCGAGATCGCGGAACAATGTCATCCGGTCAGTTCATGGTATCGCTCGGTACTATGCGTGCAACATGACTATGAATCGTCGGTATCGACCAAGTTTCTCGGTGCTACCAATGAATCGTATCCGCGCAAGAACTGGTCGTCGCTGATGTTATTCAACAATATGCGCTGTCGGAAACTTACGCCAGAGGTGGTCAATGAAGCTACCGGGCCTTACTTGCACCGTATGCAATGGACTACAGACGATCAAGTTGGAGAGCTTGGGCGAGAATGGAACCATCTGGTGGGAGAGTACGCGCCTGATCCCAATGCGAAGAATTATCACTACACATTGGGGGGGCCTTACTTCCCTGAGTACGATGGATGCGAAGGTTCCGACGAATGGTGGGAAAATTTCATGGAGATGATTTATGCGGAGACGAGCGGTTTGGGCAGCGCAGCACCGGAAATCCGACTCCTTGCCGGAACTGCCGGTAAGCGTCCTTTCCGTTTCAATCCCAGAGGGCTTGCAGAAGCGGCAGACTGACAGGTTAAGCGGCAAGCTCACATTGGAGAAGATTCATGGCAACCTTGGCCGAAACCGTAACGAGAATTCTTGACGATCTATCTCGTCCGTCGGACGAACTTGGCGATATAGCCAAGAGAGAGATTCTATCGGCCATTGGTTATTATGAGAGTAGCCGTTTCGCATTCAATGAGCGCATTCTGAATGCCACCCTGTCGGCAACGTCGGAGTTTGCGTTCTCTGCTCTGGTTGCCAACGATCCAGAAGTGGAAGACATCTGGGCTATAGATCAAGTCCAGGTGTTGTATTCGACCCGGCTGATCGAGGTGGATTTGATTCCGTGGAGCCAGTATTTCTCTCTGACCACTAACTTGACGACGACGGCCAACTTCCCCGACTTCTATTCGACGTTCAACCGGACGATGTACGTCTATCCGGTGCTGAATGTGGACATCCAATCGGCAATCGCGGCCCACGTCAAGCTGGTGACGCTGGATGGGATCACGAACATCGAAAATGCGTGGTTGACCGAAGGGGAAGAACTGATCCGATCACGGGCCTGCCGCATGATCTGCCAACGCAAACTGGACGATTACGAGAAGGCGCAGATGTTCAAGCAACTGGAGGATGAAGCGTACAAGGGTCTTGTGGCCGATGCTGCTGTACTCAGATCAACGGGTATTCTTTCCTGCAACGAATAATGTTTATTCCATTCTCGAATTGGTTGCCCGACAGCGATCCGGTCGCGCCGAATCTATTGGTCGATCCGTCGAACAATCTTATCCCGACCATTCGTGGGTACAAGGGTGCTAATGCGTTCCTGCCTGTCATAGAACAAACATCGCTCTCGCAAACGTCGGTAGGTATCTGGTATGCCCGCAGAGTGGACAATACCAATCTTCTGTTTGGCGGTGGACCGACCCAAATCTACATTCGTTCCGGGGGGGCGTGGACTGCTAATACATCGGTGACTATCAGCGCGGTAGCCCGCTGGCAGTTTGCCCAGTACGGGAACCTGACGTTTGCCGGGGCCAAGGAAACGCAGTCGATGGTTACGGACACAACGACGTTTACCAGCGTGGGGGCGGGCCTGACTTCGATGCCGCGTTACGCCATCATCGACACGATCAACGAATTCGTGATGATTGGGAACGTGACAACGAGCGTGACCTACAGCATTGGTGGTGTCATTACC